CGGCGAAACATTCGGATTTAACATTGCGACGATGACCGCCCCCCAAATTCCCATGCTTGCTACCGGCGCAGTGATCCCAGCCAATGCACCATTTGCGGCAATCTTAGGCGACCAGAAACACGGTACAAACATTGAAGCGCCTGAGAGCTTACTGAGAGACCTGATCCGTGAGGAACTTGGGCGCAATCAATCAAGACAGGACACGATCCACAATGTGATTAAGTTAGACGGTCAGGTGTTGTATGAAGCGGTCAAGAAGATTGATAAACGAGTGGGTACAAGCTTGATCTCAGGGAGTGGAATAAGATGATTGTAATTGACAGCATTGACTATGACATTCCTATCGTCTCTCTATCCGGACAGGCGGACATGCTGGATAAGTACGCAGAGCGGACGGTTGACGGTGTGCTACATCGTGAGTTGATTGGCGTATATGACAACTACGAAATCCAGTTTGCCGCCTCTTACCGCAATTCACAGGTTTACTCCGACCTTTGGTTCAAACTTACTGAGCCAGTCCCCTGGCATACGGTGAAGTTCCCTACTATCTTTGGCGAACGTGAGATTGAGGGCTACTTTGCGAATACCCGTCATGAGGTGAGCAAGCAAAAGGGCGGTGTTACATACTGGAAAGGGCTGTCAACTTCCTTTGTATCCCGTGAAAAGAGACCGACAACATAATGGCAGCGACTTATCCAATTATCCAGTTGATTTTGGATGGCACTAAGATTGAGTTTTCCGGCTCTGATATTCTGGAATGTAGCCTGTTACTGGAGTTGAACCCCATAAGTGCGACACTGCCAGTAAGCACGGTGTCTGTAAGCATTTTTACCACCGACCCGCGCTTTTCGATCTACTCAGATGGTACTTTTTACAATGCATTATCAAAACATCTGCCTATGTATATTTATGCTGAAGCAGGACTTTCGTCAAGGGTTTATTTCGGAACATATTACTTGGATTCCTGGAAAATGGAGTCTGAAAATATTTTGAGTTTTGAGTTGGTGGACTTGCTTGGTGTCTGTGCGAGCATAGAGTACCCAGGCTCATTTTGGGAAACAGAAACAACATTCGCCGCAGTCGTAGCGGACATGCTTGTTAAGAATTCAATTTCATACTCTATTGACAATACAGTTACTATCTGGGACAGACCGATAAAGGGGTGGATTCCCCCTTCAAGTGTAAGGGACGCTCTGCAACAGGTGTGTTTCGCCGCGCGTGTTATTGCTAAGACAGATATGCTCAGTAACATTAGATTCTTCGATGCGACCTTGCCTGAACAGTCACAAGCTGGTTCTTATGCCACCGTAACTAATGCTGAAAAAGCGGGCGAACAGGTTGTTACGCACTTACCCCAAATAACAGACATTGAACTGATCAGTCACGATTATTACAACCTGGGTGAGGAAGCCCAAACCGTCGAGGAAATTTATAGTGCTTGGCTTGAGCCAGGAAATTATATTATTTCATACCCCAAACCATATTGGAAAGTGTGGGGCGAGGGCGCAGGTGCGTTTCCTATCTATGTTGCTACTGAGGATGGCAGGGTGATTGTTACTGAGGACTCTGTTGGCGTTTGGGGCGTTGCTACTGTTCGAGTTGCTACAGAGTCTGAAACATTTATGTTTGGCAGCAACTTTGTATCAGTAAATGTGGTTACCGCTGGACAAATAACCTTGTGGGGTTATCCGTGGTTGTCTGCCGACAGACCGCACAGACATCATGAGATTGAAGACACTGGCGGTGCTATCACCATCGAAAACGCGATGCTGGTTAATTCTGATATTGCAACAGATGTGTTGGCAAAAATCGTTCAATATTACAACTTGCGCCATCAAACACAATGCAAGATATTCCCAAAACTCATGGCGTTGGGTTCGACTTACATGATTGATTCGTTCAGAGAAAAACAGCTGCTTGGAGTTGCTGAGCGATTTGAGATTGATTTGACTGGTGGGTATATAAACAATGCAACATTCAGAGGGATGGAATACATCCCTGAGTAATACTGAGGAGAAACTATGGCTGACCCTATTGTAGTGAAAGTATCAGAACTAACAGAGCTGACAGATTTGGCGACTGGTGATCTGGTTACTGTTGTTGATGCGTCGGAGGCAGTATCTGCGAATAAGACCAAGAAGCTTCAAGCAGGTAATCTGAAGCTATTTACCAGCGGTCAACTCGCAAACTCGATTGTTACGGCTTCACAACTTGCGAATGGTGCAGTTGAAACTGTGGCGATCAAAAACCTTAATGTGACTACCGAAAAACTTGCGAACTTGGGGGTGACAGCTGCAAAAATTGCTAACGGCACGATTACTGCCACCCAAATGGCAGCAGGAGCAGCCGTTGCGAATATTGCTACAGGTGGGATTGCTACGGAAAAACTTGCCAACGAAGCCGTAACAGAAGCCAAACTTGGAGCGATCAAGCGCACAGTTGCTATACCCGTGTTCGGGTTTGAGGATGGCGTTATTGTCAAGAATTTTACAAACCTATTCTCTTTTCCACCCATGCTTAACGGGCATGTTATTACATCTGTGTCCGCGACATTACTCGGTGCAGTATCGGTGAGCGGCGCTCTAACAATCAAACTCAATAACGGATTGAATGAAATGGCTTCCATAACCATTAGTCAGGGTGCCTGGTCGGGATCCGCTACCCCCAATACAGCCTATGATGACGTGGCATCTTTTGGCAAGTTTTCCGTCAACGTCACAGGGGCTGGCAGCGGGGCAAAGGGCTTGACCATTTATTTGGAAGTGACAGGATAAGCGATGCCTATACAAAATATACCTTTGACTTGGGGCACTTACATGTGGGAAGGGCAGCTTGACTTTTCAGGTTATGGTCAAGGCAGCCCGCGAATAGGAAAAGACCCAGCTTATCTAAAGATGTACCGCCCCTTCTTTAAGTTTGCTCCCGATGCGATCTCGGGGGAAATCGTGTCGGCCTCGTTCAATTTCTATTGCGACAGAACGGGTGGGTCAAACAGCGATTTCAGAATTCACAAAGTAAACAGGACTACCACGACTGGAGCGACGTGGTATCACTCTGGAAGTTCCGTGTGGACTGGGCTTGGGTGCAACGCGACTGAAGAAGATCGAACGGCGGCGTATCTTGCGACTTACCAATTTATGTCAACAGGCTGGAACTCAATAGCTATTGCTAATATGTCGCTCTTTAATACATGGTTTGGCAGCCAAAGAATTATCATATTAGTAGGCGTCCAATCCCCCACTAATTACGCAAGCATAGCACTCTCACCAGCGCCATATCTGGCAGTGGAATATACGACTTCCCTCGTGGGCGGCGCACAGATCATCTAACAAGGAGCAGACGTTTTATGGCGAAACTTTACCCGATATCAACCGCTCACAACCACGACGAAGTGTATGCAAAGATAGGCGAAAGCGGCGTAACAGATCACGGATTATTGACGGGGTTGGAGGATAATGACCATCCCCAATACTTACTTGCTGCAAGTGGCAAGGCTGCCGATGCCGATAAGTTGGACGGGTTAAATTCTACTGATTTTGGTCGACCGGTATTTCTTGCCTCCCCGCTAACTTCTACAAGTTGGGATGGTGACGCATTCAGCACGACTGCTAAAACTAAAATTGATTTAAGTGTGGTGTTTAAGGTTCCAGCGGGCGTGAAAGGTATACTCGTTCGACTGGTAGCGAGAGACTCTGGGAGTGCATCTGGATATTGTCAATTAGCTTTGTCACCAAACGCTACCGCTGACAGTGTTGCCGCACAGGCTTATTTGCAGGGTGTCCCGAACGATGTCTATGTTTCTGTAAATGGTGTCGTTCCTTGCGACGCAAACGGTGATATTTATTATCAGATTGTTGCAAGTGGAACTGGAACATTGGACGCATTTATAGAAATTTGGGGCTATTGGCTATGAGCGCCTTACCGTTTGGCATTGACATATCGCGTGCTGGTGTGTACCAGATAACTAATACCGCTAATGGTAACAGGTATATTGGCAGTTCTGTAAATATTAGGACGCGCTGGAAATGGCACATGCGAAGTCTAAGAAAACAAACTCACTACAATTATCACCTACAAAATGCTTGGAATAAGTATGGGGAAGACAGTTTTACTTTTGAAGTGCTCGAATATTGCGAAAAGGAAAGGCTAATCGAACGGGAACAGTTCTACATTGACAACGAAAAGCCGTCTTACAATATTGCACCAATCGCCGGAAGTGGGTTGGGATGCCACCTCTCAGAGGAAACAAAACTGCGGCTATCTGAAGCACGTATGGGTGAACTTAATCCGAACTTCGGCAATCACGCTTCATTATCAGAGGGACATAAACAAAAATTGTCTGAAGCGCGAAAGGGAATAAAGTTCACCGAGGAGCATAAAGCGAATATTGGTTTAGCAAAGCGAGGCAATACTTATAGGCGAGGCTCAACAGCATCTGACGAAACAAGAGAGAAGTTGAGATTATCCCACTTAGGGCACGTTCATTCAGAAGAAACAAAAACCAAAATGAGTGCAAGCCAAAAGGCTATCACTTATAATTCTGGAAGAATAAAGCCTGGAGATAAACATTCAGAGGAAACAAAAAAGAAAATTAGCGAGGCTTTATCAGGAGTTAAAAACCCAATGTTTGGAAAACAACACAGTGAAGAAATAAGGGCAAAAATGAGTGCGGCACAACAATTGAGACGAGCAAAAGAAAGAGGCGAGTTATGACAGAATTTCTTCGTGGTGTGGACATCAGCAAATATCAGTTCAGTCAAGACGGCTCACGCAAGCCCAACTTTGACATCATCAACGCTAAATGCGCCTTCGTCGGCGTGAGGGCGGGTATATCATGGGGATACGCGGATCCGTGGTTTAAGTTTTCATGGGAACATCTATCCGTGCCTCGCCTCGCTTATCACGTCATCTATCCGGGTGAAGACGCGCGCAGGCAAACAGACCACTTTTTGAGCATTGTAAAGCCTGGTGAACA